CCGGCAATATTAGTTGATTTTGATAGTGTTTCGTTACCTGCGGTTAACGGTAACTATTATTTAACTTTTGTAGGTGCGACTGCACCTGGTTGTTATGATATCATAGACAATGCAGAGCCAGCAACTGGAGTAGATAGAGTAGCAACATTATCTACAGATTATGGTGATTGTGCTACCTGTCTTGCGGATAATCCGACACCAACCCCGACACCAACTCAAACAGTTACCCCAACAATTACACCGACTAACACACCCACACCATCAATAACGCCAACAAACACACAAACCCCAACTCCAAGTGTAACGCCAACAACAACCGTAACACCAACAAGAACACCAACTCAAACTCCAACAATAACTCCTTCAATAACACCAACAACAACAGTCACACCAAGTGTAACTCCTTCAATAACACCAACAACAACAGTCACACCAAGTGTAACCCCTACATTAACTCCAACAACAACAGTTACACCAACAAGTTCACAAACACCGACAATTACACCAACACCGACTATCACACCAAGTATAACTCCAACAATCACTGTCACACCATCTGTGACAGGAACTTTAACCCCTACACCAACAATAACTCCAACAACAACAGTTACACCAAGTGTAACTCCTACATTAACACCAACACCAACTGTAACCCCATCATCAGCTCCATACTGGTTAATCAGAAATTGTGGTGGAGGTGGATTATTTAGTGTTGAGATAGATGGAGTATTCACTTTAGGTCAAACAATATTAGCAACTTTCGGAAATCAAACACCTTATGGATGTTACATTGTTGAGGGTCATAGTTTCGGACCGATTATAGATACTGCAACTGTTGTAGATTCTTATGAAACTTGTGAAGAGTGTGGTGTTTATTATACAGGAACGACCGTTGATACTTTTTATGAATACAATAATTTCTGTTGTGACCCAGTAAGTGGATACACAGGAACAGGAACAGTATATCCTCACCCAGAATATGGAACAAATGGTGGAGTAGCAATCCAATCTATGTCAGTTAAATTGGGTGGATTAAACGGATTGAATAACTAAAAATTAAATAAAAAAATATAAAAATGGCAGATTTAAAACCTATAGGGAGTGAAAAACTCGAAGGACAAGATAAATTAAGAAGAATTATGGAAATTGCTCGTTTTAACGAAGCTCTTCCTGAACTTGTAAACGAAACAGCTAAATCTCAATATTCTCTTTCTTTAGCCGATGGTAACAATTATGAAATTGTTAAAGAGAGACAAGGATATATTATCAAAAAAACTATATCTGAATCTGAAACAGATTATATTGAGCCTATGAAAAATAGGAAATATTATAATTCCTATTCTCAAGCATTAAAAAGATTAAATCTTTTAGCTGGTGAATTAAACAGAGTTAATGAAAACGAAGAAGAAGTATCACTTTATGGTGAACAAAAAAAATTCGTTTTAAAAACTCCAAAACCAGAAGTTGAAGCTCCAGCAGCACCTGCGGCACCAGCTTCAGTAGCACCTCCTGCAGTTCCATCTCCAGAATTACCTCCATCTCCAGTTCCAAGTGGTGATGAGGGAGCTGATATGGGTGCAGAAGATGATATGGGTATGGATATGGGTGTTGAAGATGACATGGGTGGAGAAGACGTTGACGTTGACACTGAAGTTGACGTTGATATGGAAGGACCATCTGAAGATAAAGTTACATTCAAAACAATTCAAAAACTTACAGGTAAATTAACTCAAAAGGTAAGAGTGTTAGATAACGAACAAGGAATGACTTCTGAGGATATCAAATATGTTATCAATATGGTATTATCATCTTTAAATTTAGGTGAATTATCTGAAGAGGACAAAGAAGACATTATGGCTAAATTCGAAAGCGATTCTGAAGATTTAGGTGGTGACGATATGGATGGTGAAGATATGACTGACGACACTGAAGTTGAAGATATTCAAGCAGATATGGATGTTGATATTGACCAAACAGAACCTGAAATGGGAGAAGGTCAAGGAGCAATCTTCGATAGCATTTTCAAAGAATCAAAAGTTGATAAAGTGATTTCAAAATATTTCGAAGTTTCTAAAAAAGAAATTTTAGAAAATAAAGAAAGAAATGCTAACAAACAACAATTGATTAAAGAAGGTGTAAAGCAAAAAATGAAAGATGTTGTGAAAATGACAGAAACCTTCGAACAAGAATTGGCGGCTAAAAAGTTCTTAGAAGAAAACTACAGTTTCCAGTTTATAGGAATTACTAATAAGAAAAATTTGGTGTTTGAAAATAAAACAAAACAAGTTAAGATTTCACCAGAAGGATTAGTAATATGAGTTATTTGATTTACGTAAACGGATTAGGACCCAACTATAAAGGAGACAACCTTTACGAATTCATATTCTCAGATAATTTGGATGTGTGGGGTGAAGCTTGGGAGAGTAAACCATCAAATGGTTACCCAAATCCACCGGAATTAAAATATATTAAAAAGGTAGGAGTTCTGAAAAAAACTGATGTAAAGTTGGAATTGATTCAGAACTCCGATTTTTTTTGTATGATAGACGCAATGGATGATGTAGTTGCGTTAGCCTGGGAAAGTGAAGAAGAACAAGGACAAAAAAGACTTGTTTTTAGATTTGGAGAGGAAGAACAAAAAATAAAAGACAAACTCTACGAAAGAGATTTGATATTAGAATTTGAAAAGAAAGTTGTATATGAAAACTAACTTAAAAGCATTACAGTTAATTGAGAAAGGATTGTCAGCTAAGACTGTCCATAAATTGACAGAATCTCAAATCAACATACTACATTCGAGATTATTAATTTCGGAAAAAAAAGAAACTAAAGAAGCTGTTACAGTAACAAAGAAAGAGACAACATATCCTGCGTCCGAAGTGGATGCAATGAAAGCCAAAGGACAATCAATTCCTGGTGGAAGTAGTGTTAGGGTAAATGCTGACGATAGTGTGACAGTAACTGCTGAAGGAGAGGTTAGTGAAGATGAAACTGATGATGTTTCGGATAGTAATGCTTTAGGTGCAGATGCTTTACAAAACATAACGGGACAAGAAGCTCCTCATGATGCTAATGATATGGCACCTGATGGAATGGACGATGATTCTGATGATAAGAGAGGTATGATGGGAATGGCTGAAACGAAAAAAGAAAAGGCAAATCCTTGGGCAATATGTCACGCACAGGTAGGTCCTAAAAAAACAAGAAAATTTGAAAGATGTGTCCAATCCGTAAAAAAACAATTGGGAGAAGGAAAAAATCCTGTATCTTTGTTTCTTGAAAATCAAATTATGAAAATTGTAGAAAAGAACTTACCACCAAAAATCACTAAGGGTGATTTGATGAAATACTTATCTGAAGCTCCAGCAACGGCACCTTCGAAACCAAAAACAGCACCAACAACAAAACCAGGTAAACCTGGAACAAAACCACAAAGACCACCAAGTCCTTTCAAAAATCCTAATCCTAACGAAAATCCAGCACCAAAGGCAAAAAAGGTTTCTCCTGAAGATGCTAAGGATGAAGTGATTGATACAATTATTAAATTATTACAAAAATAAGAAAATGGCTAAGATAAAAGAACAAATAGATTACGGTGGAAGACGAGAAAGAATGGACCCAAATTTGGAAAGAAAGTTAGGTAGTCCTGAAAATCTTTACGCTCAAAATCCTGCAATGAAAAAAGGTCCTGCTGACGTGCAAAGGTTAGTAAGTCAAAGATTTGGTAAAGTTGCGGATAAGTTAAAAGAAGTTGTTGGAAACCAAAATATTAGTTCTCAACAAGTCCAAGGGATGATTTATAGTGAAATGATGAGAAGACTCCCTAACATTATGAGAATTGAAGCCGCTCATAAAGATGAGCTTGAACAATTAGCCGTTGAAGCTTCTTTAGAAGAAGGGGAAGTTCCTGAAGGAAGATATCAAATCGATGCTCAATTAGGTCAACCTGACACAGGTGATTTCAGATTTGAGCCTGAAGATGATGAGGAAGAAGATGAGGAAGAAGAAAAAGACGAACTTGACATACCTTCATTTGATGTTGAAGATTTAACAGATGAAGAACAATTAGAACTTGAAAAACACAAGAGAAATATTATCAATGCTATTATTCAAGGTGCTGCGAAAAAGGGACATTACATTTTTCAAAAACCTTCAGTAAAGGCGAGATTGGATGAAATAGACCCGTCCTTATATAGAGATTATTTAGGTATCATGGCAATCAATGATTTCATGTATTTTACTATGGAACAAATGATTGAAATGATGAGTCAAACAGGTCAAGGTGTTGCTGGTAAAGTAAAATTAAGTAATGCTGATAGTGATGAAGAAGGTGGTGATGAAGGTGGTGAAGGTGCACCTGACACAAAAATAAGTGCTACAGGACTTATATTCCCAATATTATGTCATGAAATAATCAAAGGATTAGAAGAGGCTAAAGGTAGACATGGTTTACCAAAAGAGCCAGGTTTACGTCAAAAAGTTCAAGCACAAGTTGATACTTTAGCGAATGAACCAATGCAATTAAGAATAGGGCCTGAAATCGTGGAAAAGCTTAGAAACGCATTACCCGATTCAATGTTTGACGAATCAAATAAAGGTCTAATAAACTGGTTCCATATCTTGTTATACCAAATACCGGCACAAGAATTCTTGGAAATCATAGGAAATGCCATCTCAGAAGATGAGTCAAAAATTAAAAAAGCAACTTCAAGATTTGAAGAAATCATGAAAGAAGCTATTGATATGAAATCAGAATTTGAGGATTACAAAGAGGAAGAAGATATTGATTCTGATGAAGAAGATGAGGATGATTTAGATGATTTTCTGAGTAGTTTGGGCATATCTAGACCCAAATAATAATTTGTGACTAAAGAACAATTAATTATAGAAGTTACGAAGTGTATGAGGAATACCCCTTATGCGCTTCGAACTTATTTACAGACATACGATAATACAGTATCAAAGTATGTTCCATTAGACCTTTTCCCTGACCAAGTTAGTCTTATTGAGGATTACGACAAATACAATGAAAACATTGCATTAAAGTATCGTCAGGCGGGTGTGTCAACAGTAACAGCTGCTTGGGCATCAAAAAAATTGGTGTTTGCCAAGAAACAAAAACCTGAAAAGATTCTAATCATCGCCAACAAATTGGATACATCTGTAGAGATGGCCAACAAAATTAGGAGTTTTACCGAACAGTGGCCAGCTTGGGTTGGAGTTACCTTTGCAAAAGAAAAAAATTCTCAGAGACATTTTAAATTAACAAATGACTGTGAAGTGAAAGCGGTGGCAACTTCTAAGGATGCCTTGAGAGGTTATACCCCTACAATTCTTATTTTTGATGAGGCGGCGTTCATCGAGGCTGATGGGGACTTTTGGTCAGCGTGTATGGCCTCACTATCTACGGGTGGTAAGGTTATAGTTGTCTCCACTCCAAACGGATATGACCCAATCTATTATGAAATCTATGACCAATCATTAAGAAACATGAATGATTTCAAGATATCTGAAATGTTTTGGTATCGTGACCCAAGATATACAAGAGACTTGTATATGGTCAAAACAAATGATTTAGTTCATTATTTGTTGAACAGAGAAGAATACCCAAAAGATGTTGTTATAGACCTATCTATGGAAAATCCGTATGATAGAGACCATGCTGTGACTACAGACTACATTGAACAAGGATATAAACCATGTTCTGCTTGGTTCGAAAGCATGGTTAAAAAACTTAAATACGACAGACGTAAAGTTGCACAGGAATTAGAATGTAATTTCTTGGGTTCGGGTGATAACGTATTTGAATCCGAATTGATGCAGAACATTGCAAAGAATATGTTGAGAGAACCATCGGCAAAACTGATGGGAGGTTCTCTTTGGATTTTTAAAGAGCCTGTGAATGGTCACAAATATGTAATGGGAGTCGACGTATCTCGTGGAGATTCTGAGGATTTCTCATGTATTCAAATTATCGATTTTGATGAAAGAGAACAGGTTTTAGAATATGTTGGAAAAGTTCCACCTGATGTAATCGCAGAGATTGCTTATAAGTGGGGAACGATGTATAATGCCTATTGTGTTGTCGATATCACAGGAGGTATGGGAGTTTCAACGGCAAGAAAATTACAAGAATTATCCTATGGCGGTGGGTTATATGTTGATAACGTAGATACTTCTAACAAATGGAAGTGGGACCCTAAAATAAATGAAAAAATACCTGGTATTAATTTTAATAGTAAAAGAGTCCAAATTATTGCTGCGTTAGAAGAAGCTGCGAGACACGAATTCAAAATTTATTCGAATAGATTATACAATGAAATGAATACTTTCATTTATGTAAACGGTAGACCGGACCACCAAAAAGGTCATCATGATGATTGTATTATGGGTATATCTATGGCAATTTATGTTGCTGAAAAATCTTTCCAATCTTTAACTAAAGTTACAAATCATACAAAGGCTATGTTGAATTCTTGGACAAGTAATGTTCATGAAAACAAAAATACTTCTGATTTCTTTAATCCGATGGTTCCACAAATGGGTAAAGACGCGAGAGGATACAATAACGGTCCATCTAAAAAAGACTACGAAACATATAAGTGGTTATTTGGGGCTTGATAGTATTTATATTATCGAAGTATTAAGTAAAATTATATCATGGCAGAACAGAATTTAACGGTTTGGCAACGATTATCCAAAACTTTTGGACCTAATTCACTTTTAGGTCAAGATTATCCAACTTTCAAGTTTGATAAAAAAGAAATATTACGCACAAAAAGTAGGGAAGAATACGAGAAGGAAAAACTTCAAGCACAACAAACATATTATTTAGGAAACCAGTGGACTAAGGTTGAAAATAACCTTTATTCACAAGCAATTTATTATGAGCCATCGAGATTATCTGCTCAGTATGATTACGAATCAATGGAATATACTCCTGAGATTTCTGCCGCTTTGGACATTTATGCCGAAGAATCCACAACAACTAATGAAGATGGATTCATTCTTCAAATATATTCTGAGTCCAAAAGAATAAAATCAGTTCTTGCGGATTTATTCAACAATGCTTTGGATATCAATACCAACTTACCTATGTGGACAAGAAACACTTGTAAGTATGGTGATAACTTTGTGTATTTGAAATTAGACCCTGAAAAAGGGATTGTTGGATGTCAACAATTACCAACAATCGAAATCGAAAGACATGAGGTTGGTGCGAGCCAAAAGATTTCACTTTCAATAGAAAAAACTGAACCGAATAAGGCTCTTACATTTACCTGGAAGAATAAAAACATGGAATTCCAAACATGGGAAATTGCTCACTTTAGATTATTAGGTGACGATAGAAAACTTCCATACGGAACTTCTATGTTGGAAAAAGCAAGAAGAATTTGGAAACAATTATTGTTATCTGAGGATGCAATGTTGATATATAGAACATCAAGAGCACCTGAAAGAAGGGTGTTCAAAGTATTCGTAGGAAATATGAATGATGATGATGTTGAAGCATATGTTCAGCGTGTGGCGAATAAATTCAAAAGAGAACAAATTGTTGATAGTAAGACAGGTAACGTTGACATGAGATTCAACCAAATGGCGGTTGACCAAGACTACTTCGTTCCAGTTCGTGACCCAGCAGCTCCGATGCCAATCGATACATTACCTGGAGCTACAAATTTGTCAGAGATTGCCGATATCGAATATATTCAAAAGAAATTATTAACGGCTCTTCGTGTTCCTAAGGCATTCTTAGGATTCGAAGAAGTGGTTGGTGATGGTAAAAATTTATCATTACAAGATATTAGATTCGCTCGCACGATTAATCGTATCCAAAAGAGTATGCTAGCGGAACTGAATAAGATTGCTATTATCCATCTTTTCTTATTAGGTTTTGAAGACGAATTATCTAACTTTACATTAGGATTAACAAATCCATCTACTCAAGCTGACTTGTTAAAGATTGATGTTTGGAAAGAGAAAGTTTTATTATATAAAGATTTGGTTGCCGACCCAGGAAATGGTATTCAAGCAACATCATCAACATGGGCGAAGAAACATATTTTTGGTTGGTCTGATGAAGAAGTTAAACTTGATTTACAACAACAAAGAATCGAAAGAGCTGTTGGTGAAGAACTTAAAGCAACTGCAACAGTAATCACTAAGACAGGATTCTTCGACAATATTGATAAACTTTACGGCACAACAACAGGAACAACACAAACACAAGGTGCTGAAACAGAAACTGAAAGTCCATTACCTTCGTTCGGAGGTGGTGGTGAAATTCCTGAATTACCTGAACCAGCAGGTGCTGAACCAACAGGGGGAGAAACTCCACCACCAGAAACAGGAGGAGGTGAAGCTGCTTTAACACCAGAATCAAAAAAGAAAGATTTCAATATTTTAGTTGAAAATAACATGATTGAAGGGGATGAATTCCTTGATTTGGGAAAAGCTAGAGAATCTTTGGGAGAAATTTCAAAAGAATTGGATAAGTTACTAAATTCATAATATTTATATTCAAATACAAAAAAATGACTTTCGGACAAGTAAAATCCATTATTGAAAAAAATCTTATAGAATCATATAGGAACGAAAAAGAATTTAAAAAATCTCTCAGAGAATTTAAAGAAAATGTTCTTAATAGCAAATCATTGTCCAAGGTTTACAACTTGTATGACCAATTATCAACTTCTCAAGGTTTAAGTAGTTCTGATGCTAATGAATTCTTGAATGAAGGAATTGGTTTAATTCAAAAGTTATTACCAAATATTAAAATGCCAAAAAGTGTGTCTGAAAGCAATGAAAATTTATATTCGGATATTGACACTTTAGTTTATACAAACAAACTTAATATTCACGAAAGATTACAATCAAGGAAGAATCTCATAAAGGTTTTGATGTCTGAAAACAAAATTGTGAAAGAATCTATACAAATTCCTATAAGCACTATGGTTAAAATCGCAAACCAAACATTAGAGAATTATGTAGATACAATGGATGAGCAGTCAAAAAAGACATTCATTGAAATCTTGAAATCTGATGGAGAAAGTCTTAAGGAAGATTTCTCAGTTCTTAAAGAGAAAACTATAGAAAAATTAAACTCAATCCTAGGTGAACAAAAAGAAAGTGATGTTATTGAAAAAATATCAGAAACGATTGACAAGTTGAAGGGTGAAGAGTTTAATCAAATTAACTATTTCAAATTAGTTAATTTGGAAAAAAACTTATAATTCGTTAAGTTTTCTTTGTTTGTAAATTGCTTTTAATTTCTGAGCTCTTTTTTCAACAGATTGTTTAGTGAATTCTTTTCTATTCATCAATTGTTGATTCTGTTTAGTTTTAATTACTTTAGATTTTAAAGTTTTTAAAGCTTTTTCAATATTTTCGTTATTTTTTATTTCAATTATTAACATATTAAAAATAAATATTATTTGTTTTTATAATTTTTGACATTGAGTTTTATTAGTGTTATTTTTATTAAAATAAACATTCATAATATGAAACTTAATGAAAAAAGGGAAAAGTGTAAAGTTGAATCTGTATAGCCCAATCAAATCTATATATGGGACTGTCGATTCTAAAAATTTAAAATCAATTTACATTAACATTCAATCTTGGGTTTGTCCTAAAAAAGAACATGATAATTGGAATAGAGTAGTCTGTAATCTTAATCGTGAAATTAAACATTCTGTATTCAATTCAATATCACAAACAGTCTTTATGGACCGAAGTATTGTTGACTTAGATTTAAGAACAAGTGGTATTTCGACAGGAAAAAAATCATTTTTCAATTTAGAAGTGAACCTTTACACTAATGAGGAACTGGATTTCAAATCTCAGGAATTGAAAGATTCTGTTAAAAGAATCGTAAAAAACATCTTCACAAATAATCTTTCTAACAACAACTATTTTGATTTTTACAAAACCAAAAAGTAAAATATCCATTAAACTTACTCAATCAGTATATTTATTTCTAAAAGAGTTATGAAGAAATTAAGAATTCTTGAGGCTAATGAATCAGGTCACGGAATACTAATTGAGATGGATGCTGGTTATGTTTCACCCCGTGATGAAATGAATGCCTCCTTTCTTAAAGAAGCCGTTAAATTGGACTACAAAAACCCTTTCGAGTTTTATGCGGTTCTACAAAAATATGATACCCCTAATAGGAACGGTAGATTTTACCCTGAGAGAATCCTTAAGAGAGAGGCTGAGAGATATAAAAAGATGATTGCTAAGGGATTGTCAACTTCAGAGTTAAACCACCCAGAATCGTCTCTAATTGACTTAGACAGGGTATCACACATTATCACAGATATATGGTGGGATAAAAATATTTTGATGGGAAAACTTAAGTTATTAACATCACCAGGATTTCATGAAAGAGGTATCGTTTCAACTAAAGGAGACCAAGCGGCGAATTTGATGAGACAAGGTGTTACAATGGGAGTTTCGTCAAGAGGAGTTGGCTCACTAAAAAAAGTTGGTGAGAGAAATGAGGTTCAAGATGATTTTGAATTAATATGTTTCGATTTAGTTTCTTCACCATCTACACCAGGAGCTTATCTTTTTTCGGATGTGAATGAGAGAGAAAGATATGAAGAAAATCTCGAGGAAGAAAAGAAAATTTCTCAACCCGAAAAGAATTTAGACAAGTCTATTGATTTGATGAAAAAACTTACCGATTTTTTGGGAAAATAAAAAATTAAATTATGGACGAAAAGTATTTTGTTGCAAAAATCACCTATGACCTTCCTGATGAAAACTCTGGAAAAATTAAAAAAATTAGAGAAGAAAAATTAGTAAAAGGTTTTTCAGTAACTGATGTTGAAGCTAAAGTTACAAAAAAATATGAAGGGTTTTCTCACGATTGGAGAATAACCTCAGTTTCAGAGAGTAAAATCGATGAAGTAATTGATTAAAAATCTAAAGTGGTCCTAACGACCACTTTTTTTATTTTATGGAAGTATTTATAATAAACTTTTTAAAAATGATTTTTATTATAAATTACAGAGACCAAAGCTCAACTTTATTGAGTGCGGCTACATGGTCAGATGCAACCGCATACGCAGAAGGAACCGGTAAACAAATTGGTTCCATTACGGAGCCAATAAACCCTACATTGGTTTTAAACTCCCCTCTTTCTTCTAATTTTTATCAGATTACTCTGAAAAATATTTCAACAGGAATTTCGGCACTTTATTTTGTGTTTGAGGAAAATTATCAATCTTTAAATTCTTGGATTGAATTACAATCAAATACGGAGCTGACAGCATTAACTAATTCGCAAAGAAATTACGTTTCAATATAAGGAAATAATACTTTTTTCTTATTTGACACTATTTATATGTTAAATTAAACAATTTTTCTATGCAAGAAAATAAAGATGTAGTACAAGAGGCACTCATTCGAATGAAACAAGTCGAAGATGTAATTGCCGAGAATGCAAAAGGAATACTTGCTTCAACTATGAAGGAAGAAATCAATCAATTAGTAAAAGAATCTCTATCTGAACAAGATGATGACGAGGTTGAATTAGATGTAGACATGGACGATGACACTGAAGAAGTGGATATGGACATGGATACTGATAACGAAGACGAAGTCGAAATGAATATGGACTTAGATTTAACTGACATGGATTCAGAATCTCCTATTGATTTAACAAACGCTTCTGATGAAGAAATTCTTAAAGTTTTCAAAGCTATGGGCGAAGAAGACGGTATCATTGTAAAGAAGGATGGCGAAGACATTCATCTTACAGATAACAATTCTGACAACGAATACTTAGTAAAACTTGGTGAATCATTGGAAGAAGAAATGGACGAACAAGAAGAGGAAATGGATGAACAAGAAGAAGAAATGGACGAATCATCATATGGTGGTAACAAAGGTGACATTTCTAAATCTCGTAAAGACTACATGGAAGAAGACGAAGATGTAGATGCAGTTATTGAGAAATTATTCTCATCTGATTCAGACAACAACGAAGAAATGGATTTCGACGTTGAAGATGATGAAGAGGTTATGTATGAAATCGAATTTGACGAACAAGACGATGATGACATGGAAGACGTTGAAATGGATTCTGAAGAAATGGAAATGGACGAAGAGGAAATGGAAATGGATGAAGAAGAAATGGAGATGGACGAGCAAAATTGGGAAGAAAGCTTAGATGAGGCTTACAGTCACAAGAAAGCTCCTGGTGTTAAAGGTAGTGGCCCTAAATTCTCTTACGATAAATCTGCTAAAGGTGGATTCAAAGAAGACAAGAAAGAAGGACCTAAATCTATTGGCACAGGTAAAGCTAAGTTTGATTACAAAAAAGGTGCAAACATGGAGGGAAAGTCTAAAGTTGTCAAAGCAGAAACTAAAGAAGGTAAATTCGGAGGCAACAAAGGAGACGATTCTCGTTCTAAAAGAGACTACGAACAAAAGTTTGGTGGTAACAAGGGTGACAAGTCTAAAACTCATAGTGGAAAAGATTATGAAAAGACTGAAACTAAAGAAGCTGCAAGAACTTATGGGATGGGTTCTAAAGAGGGAAGAGGTCTTAGAAAAGGCATTACTAATAACAGAAACTATGTTTATGGTAAAGGTGGTGTTAAAGTTGAATCTCTTGAATCAGAAGTTAGTATGTTGAGAGAAAAGAACGAAGAGTATAGAAAAGCGTTAAATGTATTTAGAGAAAAATTAACTGAAGTGGCAATCTTCAACTCTAATTTAGCTTACGCAACTAGACTTTTCACTGAACATTCAACAACTAAGAAAGAAAAAATAAATATCCTGAGAAGATTTGACGGAGTAGAAACTCTTAAAGAATCAAAAAATCTTTATAAGTCTATCAAAGACGAATTAGGTCAGGTTGATACAAAATCAATTAACGAATCAGTTGGAAATAAAATAAATAATACAGTTTCAACAGGTTCATCAACAACATTGATTGAATCAAAAACTTACGAGAATCCACAATTTTTAAGAATGAAGGATTTAATGAGTAAAATTAAATAAACAAAATAAAACAAAACAAATATTTTAAAATGGGAGCATTATTAGAATCAGGTCTTGTTGGTAACATCGGTCTTAAGCACCTTAAAGTTATCAAAGAAGACACAATCGGCAAATGGGACAAATTAGGATTCTTAGAGGGTCTTAAAGGTCACATGAGAGAGAACGTAGCTCAACTTTACGAAAACCAAGCGTCATACCTTATCAACGAAGCATCAACAACTTCAGATACAGGTGCTTTCGAAACTGTGGTTTTCCCTATCGTTAGAAGAGTTTTCTCTAAATTATTAGCAAACGATATCGTATCAGTACAAGCTATGAACTTACCAATCGGTAAATTGTTCTACTTCGTACCTAACATCCAGAACTATGAAACAGGGGGTGACCCAACTTCAGATACTGGTATCCATTACGCACCTTACGGAGCACCTAATGGACCTGCATCTCCGAACGCTGGATATAACTACAACACTGGTAGAACTTTATATGATAAGTTCTATGAAGGTGAAGAACCAGCATTAGACCCACCAGGTTTATATGACTATTCTAAAGGTCAGTTCTCTGCTGTAACAGGTAGTGCAGTAACTGCAGCTTGGAATAACGTTACGTTAAATCTTGACCCAGCAGCTTACGCAACTTCTGATTATAGAAAAGTATTACTTATCATGTCAGGTTTCGCATCTGATGGAGCTGGTAAGTTAATTGGTCCTGATGGTCAACCAATCGACAACGAATCATTCTTGTCTGATTTGACTATCTATGGTCAAGGAACTAACCCAACAACTGCTAGCGGTGGTCCTTACCTATTCAGAGTTGTAACTCAAAGATATGGTAAAGGTATCGTTCAATACGGTAACAACAACGCAACATTAGCATTCCCTGCGTCAAAAACAGGTGGTGGACAATATGATAACATTTGTGACGTTGAGGGTCAAATCTATCTTGAAGTAGACCTTCAGGTTCCAGCATGTATTTCTTGTGGTGGTTCAATCGACGGTTACACAGGTTCAACATTCTCTTCTACAACAGAAGTAAACCAAGCGTTTATCCCTGTTTATAGAATTTACAAGAACTTAGAATTCGAAGATAGAATTGGTGAAGTTTCTTTCGATTTACAATCTGTAACAGTTTCTGTAACTGAAAGAAAGTTAAGAGCACAATGGTCTCCAGAAATGGCACAAGACGTTGCGGCTTTCCATAACATCGATGCTGAAGCTGAATTAACAGCTTTATTATCTGAGCAAGTTGCTGCTGAAATCGATAGAGAAATCTTGAGAGACCTTAGAAAAGGTGCAGCTTGGAACTTAAGATGGGATTACAACGGTTGGAAGAGATTAGGCACTAACGCAGTTCCTTATACTCAAAAAGACTGGAACCAAACGCTTATCACAGCAATCAACCAAGTTTCTGCTCAAATCCACAAGTCTACTTTAAGAGGTGGTGCTAACTGGATTGTGGTTTCTTCTGAAATCAGTGCAATCTTCGATGACTTGGAATATTTCCACGTATCAAACGCAGCTCCTGAGCAAGACCAATACAACATGGGTATTGAGAGAGTTGGAACTTTAGCTGGTCGTTACCAAGTGTATAGAGACCCTTACTTCCCACCAAACCAAGTGTTATTGGGACACAAAGGAACCTCTTTACTTGACACAGGTTACATCTACGCACCATACGTTCCATTACAACTTACACCTACAATGTATAATCCGTTCAACTTCACTCCAATCAAAGGTATCATGACTAGATACGCTAAGAAGATGGTG